CGATGCGCGACGTTCGAACACGACACGAGGCGGAAAGAGGGGGAGTGACGCATGGCGGCAACGATCCTCGAACAAGGCCCGGTATGCGACGGTTACGACGTGCGGCTCCGCTTGGCGGATGGCCGGTTGCGGCGGGCCCACTTCACCGCGCAGCCGGAAAACATCCAAGCGGCCTGCGACGCCTTCGAGGCGCAATTATTGGCCGGCGACACGGCCCAGGAGATCGCGGCCAATATCGCCGCTGTCGCGACGCTGGGAGCAACAGCCGCTGTCACGTTCGTCTCTTCCACGGTCCCGCAGAACGTGGCGGCGTTGCGGGTCGCGTTCTTGCTCATGAAGTCCGAACAGGTCTGTCGGACGGCGGAGTTTCTGTTGACGCTGACCGACACACAGATCAAGAATGCGTTTTCGATGAATCAAACTCAGTGCGATGCTTTCCAGATTCGTCTGGCGTCGAAGGTTGAGGCGTTGACAACGATGCTCAACCAGGTGGGCGAGTAATGGCCACGCGCACCAGCAACGCAACGGGCGGCGGGAACTTTGGCACTGGAGCCAGTTGGGCCGGCGGCTTCGCGCCCGTGGACGGCGACACGTTCGTCGTGGCGGCCGGCGACACCATCACAGTCGAGGCCGACTACTCAGCGTGGACCGGCTTGGCGGGCGCGTGCGTCATCACGTCGCACGCGACCAATCCCGGTATGTTGGCGTTCAAGAACGACGCCGATGGCACGTACGCGCTGCGGTTCCGCACCGGCGCTTCGCTCGCCGGAACGAATCTTGCCGCCAAGGGCCGCCTGTTCATGGCCGCGGGAACGTGGGGCGCGTCGTCTGCGTTGGCCTTCGGCCGCAAGCATTGGATTCTGTTGGATGGCACGGCGAACATCACGGCGACCTACCTCCAGATCGACGCCAAGGCTGTGCATCCGACGTTGGGCTCGGTGCGGACGTATGGCACAAAAACCACCGTGGCGTCTGTGGACGCGATCAACAACACGTTGACCATCGTTGGGCACGGATTCGCCGCGAACAAGGCTCTACGTATTCAGTCCAGCGGCACGCTGCCCGCGCCGTTGGAGGCGAACTATACCTACTACGTCCGCAACCAGACCGCCGACACGTTCCAACTCTCGCCATTGTCGGCCGGCGTTGTCATCGACCTAACTTCCACGGGCTCCGGCACCATCGAGGTGTATGACGGCGCGGGCGTCGGCTCGGCGACGCTGAACGTCCTGGACAACGTGACGGCCGACACGCCCTGGACGACGGTAGCGAACCATAACGCCGCCACGCTCGTCGCCGATGGGCCGCAGGCTTACGACCAGCAACGGCTGGCACTCGATGCCATTGCGGCGGGAACCATCACGCTGTCAGCCGTGCCGGACTCCGTTCAGACGCCGGGCGCGCGCATCTGGCTCACCGCCCGCAACGTGGCGATTCGCTCGTCTGCCACAAGCGACATGTCCATCATTACCGGCGCGGTCAACTGTATGCTGGATTGCGAGATTCGCAATACTGGCGGCTCGGGGACGACGTTTTACTCTCGCACAATTTCGGGGTCTGGAAACACGGTTGGAATCGCCTCAGGATTCAACAGCTGCCTTTATGGCAACAACAACACGGTCACCAGCATCGTCGGATGCCTCTACGGCGTCACCAGCAGCAACAACACGGTTGCCAGCATCGTCGGATGCAGCGTAGCTATCATCACTGGCAGCACCAACACGGTCACCTCTATCGTCGGATGCACCTACGCTTTCGGCGGCGGAAGCGGCAACAATGGTGGTAACACGGTCACCAGTATCGTCGGATGCAACTATGGCATCGCCAACAGTGATGGCAACGGCAACACGGTCACCAGTATCGTTGGATGCCTCTACGGCGTCTTCGACAGCAACAACAACACGGTTACCAGCATCGTCGGATGCACACAAGGCGTTCGTTATTCCAGTCATAATACAGTTGGCACAGTGGACTATTGCGAGACGGCTTCTTACGGGTCGGCATGGGACTGTTCCGGCACGATTTTTCGGAACTCGCTGACCGCCGACGTGCGACTGCAAGGCAATCGCGTCTACCTCTACGGCGCGGGACTCAAAAGCACCACGCAAGTTTCGCAGTACCGGCACTCGCTGGTGCCGGTGACCGCCGGAAAGGTCGGCTGTTGGGTCTATGATATCCGCAATGCGTCCGACGTGGTTCAGCCGGGTTACTGCAAATGGTGGACGCCCGGCGGCAATGGCGAATCGCTAGCGGTCGGCATCCCCGCATCGCCGCCGGTCACACTTGCTTTCGCCCACAAATTCACTTGGGACGACAATGCCGTCCGCGAAAACTTCATCGAGTTCCCGCTGGTCGGCGAGACCGGCGTGGAACTGACGGTCAAGGTCTACATCATCAAACAGCAAAACGGCATGACGCTGACGCCCTATGCCGCGATCATCGACGGCAACAAAAACTGGGGCGAGACGGGCGAGCGCCTTGCTGAAGCGACGATGACTGACGACCAGGTGTGGCAGACGATCACCCTCAACTACACGCCGACCTACGAGAAGCGACTCGCGCTGCGCGTCGGGGGCATTACCCTCGCTGGAACGATGTGGATGGCCTACGACGTGACGATCGGCGGCGGCGTTTGGAAACCGGAAGTAATCCAAGTGGGGCTGTGACATGCTTTTCAAGAACGTTGCCCAGAAGATCCACGTCTACGCCTACGACTCGACGACTGGCACGGCAAAGACCGGCGACGCCGGACAGATCACGGCCTACGTCAGCCTCGACGGCGCGGCGAACGCGATCGACGACACGAACCCGGCCGAGGTGGACGCCACCAACATGCCCGGGCTGTATGCGTTCGATTTGACGGCGGCAGAGACCAACTGCGACTCATTCGCCTTGATCGCGAAGTCCTCCACCTCAAATATCCGATTGTCTCCGATCATCGGGTTCACCCAGGGCGGACGGGTGATCGCGGCGGGGACCGTCAACACAGTAACCGGCGCCGGAGATTTCACGCTCACCAGCGTCGATCTTTCCGCAAACAACGACGACTACAACAATATGTGGCTGGTGTTCACGACCGGCAACAACAAGTTCATTCCGAGGCTCATCCAAGATTACGTGGGCGCGACCAAACAAGTCCTCTTCTCGGGCACCGGGCTCAAGGGAGCGTTTCCCCAAACCGTTCAAGCCGGCGACGCTTTTCAAGTGCTGGCAGGAGGTATGTAGATGGCATTCAAGATTTCAGATCTAGCGCGTTCGGCGGCGTGCAACGCAATCGTCGACCTACTCGACGTTGGCGGGGCCGGCACACTGACATTTCGCACCGGCGCGGCTCCGGCGGCGACTACCGACGCCGACAGTGGGACGTTGTTGGCAACCTGCCCATTCGCTGCCGAGGCTTTCGGTGCGGCGAGCGCGGGAGTTGCCACGGCTGCCGCGATCACCAGCGACAGTAGCGTGGACGCCAGCGGCACGCCTGAGCACTTTCGCGCGAAGAGCGGGGCGGGGACCGTGATATTCCAGGGGACCGTCGGAACGTCCGGCGCGAACATCAATTTCGATTCTGTGACTTGGGTAGCCGGCGGCACGGTGGCCGTGTCGGCCCTCACAGTGACCGTACCCGCGAGTTGAGCCATGAAACCGATCGTGAAGATTCCTGACGTGATAATCGAAGGCAAAGGTACGTACAGCCCGCCGAAGCCGGGGCCGAAAGAGGAGCCGAAGAAGTAGATGGCGTCGTTCTTCTGGTGGAGTTCGCAGGCGAGAGCATACCTGGGAGCGGCAGCGTTGGCCGTCGCCGCCGCGGTATGCACTGGCTCGGGTTCGTTCACCGCTCCTGCCTACACGGGCAGCGGGGCGGTATCGACGGGGGCTGCTACGTGCGCTGGCACAGGGACGTTCACCGCGCCGGTTTACACGGGCGGTGGGACTCTGCTGAGTGGATCCGCAACGTCTTCGGGCAGTGGCACGTTCACCGCGCCGGTTTACACCGGGTCGGGTGCGCTCGCTGCCGGCGCGGCGACATGCGCGGGCTCGGGAACCATCGTCAACCCGACCTGGACGGGCGGCGGTGCTCCGTCGTGTAGTGCTCTGTCGTGCTCAGGTAACGGCGCGTTCGGGACGGCAGTCTACAGTGGCGGCGGAGCCGTGGTGTGCGGCTCACCCGCGGCGAGCGGCGTTGGAACCTACGTCGGTTTGTACTCAGGTTCAGGATCGCCGCTCTGTGGTGCGGCAACGTGCAGCAGCTCGGGTACGGTTGTCAACCCGACCTGGACGGGCGCGGGGGCCGTGACGTGCGAGGCCGCGACGTGCGTAGGGGTAGGCGTGTTCGCAAGCTACGAGACTGAGGGCGCGGCGACGGGTGAAGTGAGTGTCTTCAGTCGGACGACCTGCTCACTGAGCGTCTACGCGCAGGCTTCCGGCGAGGTATCTGTCTGCAGTTAGTCTTCCTCGTTTGTGAAGGTGACGGCATGAGCCGCGACGAATCTCGAGACAATCGGCTGTACGTGAACTGTGACAACGTCGTGGAGGTCGACGAGCTCACGAACGAGCTGACCGGCAACTACATGAACGACGCGACCTGCACGTTCGACGTGCTTGACGAGGACGGCGTATCCGTGTTGGCTGGAACGGGCGGTGTCGCGATGGACTACGTCACCGCATCGAATGGCAAGTACCAAGGCGTGTTGGATAGCACGACAGACCTGACCGTCGGAGAGACCTACACGGTGGTGGTAGACGTAGTGCAAGGCGGCATCGTGGACCAGCGGCGGTGGGAGGTGCTGGCCTGCTACCGCACCGAGGAGGACGACGACTAGCATGATCGGTATCCACCTACTGAAGGCTGGAGAGATCAAGGCGGCGGCCAACGTCCAGTCCGACAGAGTCATTGCTATGCTCCAGCGGAAGGCCGCGCGTGTTCCCGACGGCAGGATTCGCGTGGGCGTGGGCTTCAGCGCCGAATACGCCCTGTTCCTTCACGAGAAGAAGGAGATGAAGTGGAAGGGTTTGCCCCGCGGGAGCATGGGAGGATACCGCGGCAAGAACCGCCTCTCTCCAGAAGACGTGACGCGGATACGGGTGCTCAAGGGTGCGATCCGCTTCGCCAAAGATGATGCGAAGTATCGCAGCGACAGGCAGCGAGCGGACGCGGCAGAGCCGATCCAAAAGGAGTTGAAGTCGCTCGTTAAAGAGAAAAAGGTCGTTCAGAAGAAGGGAGCGCTGCACCGCGGTTTGTACTGGGACCCGCAGGGACGGGCGCAACCGAACTTTCTCGTGGGGCCGTTCCGCGAGCTGCGAGAGGAGTTTGTGAAGATCATCCAGCGGGTGATGAAGAAGACCGGGAACGACGTCGAACTGGCGTTGATGACCGCGGGACTTCGGTTGCAGCGCGAGGCGCAGCAGCGGGTGCCCGTGGAGTTCGGCTTCCTCAAGGCGTCCGCCTGGACGAGGAGGCTGTCGTGACGCACTCTCCTGCCGACGTACTGCGCAGACTGCTCGTGACGCTCAGCCACGGCACGCTGCCGTCAGCCGCGGGGTCGTGGCCGATCAGCGTGGCGCAGGAACCGGACGACCCCGACGACGACATGACGCTGTACGACGAGGTCGGGCGGAAGGACGGCCGCGCGATGGCGAGCGGCGAGGTGTACGAGCACCACGGCGTGCAACTGCAACTGCGGGCGGCTAAGTTTACGGAGGGTTACGCGAAAGTCAGCAGCGTCGTGGGGGCGTTGGACCAAGACGCGGAGGGGGCGGGCGTGACGGTCGACGCCTCGTCCTACGTCGTATACGCGGTTTCGAGGCCGGGGACGGTCAACTACCTCGGACACGAGCCCGAGAGCCGACGACACGTCTGGACCGTCAGTTTATTGGCAAGTATCAGGCAGACAGCCTAACAACCAAAGGAGTCTATCATGACTGCACCGGCCGCAACTGCAAGAGGGACCCCCGCCGGCATTCCGCTGTTCGACGGGTTCTCGACCAAGATCACGCTGGCGGCGAACCCGACCGTCTCGTTCTGGGAGAAGGACGTCCAGCCATCCGCCTACGACGGCGGCGATCCGATCAACATCACCACGATGCACAACGTGCTCTACCGCACCAAGGCGCACCGCGCGCTGATCGACATCGGCGACGTCCAGAGCAAGGCCGCCTACGACCCGAACGTGCTCACGCAGATCCTGTCTCTGGTCAACGTCAACACGACGATCACCGTCACGCACCCGGACGGAAGCACCGAGGCCCACTACGGCTTCATGCGGTCGTTCACCCGCGACACGGCGACCGAGGGTGCGCAGCCCGAGGCTACGGTCGTGATGTGCGTCA